GATACTCTGCTCCCCAGAATACACCAACAACAGCTCCAGGTGAAGCAGCACCTATATCAGTAACCAAAAGGCCAGCTGAGTAAGTAACTAAATCCCCTTCAAAGTATGCTGTAGGCGCAGTAGCAGCTATTCTATAGCCGTTACCATCAGTAAAATTGTTGGCTCTGATCGTGCCACCAGTTGCTTGTCTAACTGGTGAAAGTCCATATCCTGCCATAATTTCTCCTTAATGCAAGTTTAAAGTTTAATCAATCTGAAAAGCTCGTTATAAACTTACTTCTCAAATTTCGGTTTTTCGATTCGTCCACCTCTTGTTGTCGAAGAAGTAGAGTCATCAGAGACTGGCATATTAGGATTTTGCTGTTGCATATATTCTGCACTATAAGCATTACCCATCTTTCTGCTTTGAGCTTCGTAGTACGCTTTTTTCTGAGCCACTAATTCTTTAGAATTTTTCATAAGAATTAAGTCACCAGACCTAACCGTACCTGCGTGTTTGCCAGCAGACATTACGTCAGCATGATAGTCATCCCCAAGTTCATCAGGTGTAACTGGCTCATAGCCTTCGCGTAGTCTTTCGTGAACATTTGCATCATCAGGGTTATTCAATAATTCATGTCTAACCCAGACATATTCCATATCCACATCTTTTTTATCTTCAGGAACGTCTAGCTTTGCCATTGGTTCCCAAACTTTTTTTCGAGTTGCCGATGCTCTAGTTTTACGGCTGGTTTGTGTTGCTTTCGTCATCTTAACCTCCCGCCTGTGTTTGGCGCACTTTTTGTCGCGCATATTCTTGTAAAGAAACTCCCAATCTATTAGCCATTTCAACTTCCGTTTTAGTTAGCTTTATTTGGTTTTTTCCCAGAGTGGAGCGCGTGCCACCCATAACTGTTGGAATTTTTTTCACTGATTTGTTTTTAAATTTCTCAGGAAATTCATCCCTTATTCTCATATCAAGTTCATTATAATATTCATCCGAACTAATATTAGGGCCTATCCCCTCTTCAATTAATTCTTTATGAATTACCATAGCTGCTTGAGTCATGATTCTATCTTTAGTTGAAGAACCTCCAAACCATTCATTTCGCTTTTGCCAGTTTAGAGCTTTTCTATCTGGTGCGGATGTTTGTTCTTGTTTAGGTTCTTCTTTTTTTGCTTCTTTTTTAGGAGAAGTTTCTGCTCTTGATTTATATTGTTCAGCTACTAAAGTTTCAGCTTTAACTGATGCTAAAGCATCTTGTGCTTTTATTTCTGCATCAATATCACCTGATTCTTTTGCTGTACGCAAAGCAGATAAAGATTGTTTTTCCTGAGCTTTTAATCTATCAATATATTGATTAATCGCGTGTAATTCTGAATCCTGTGTACGAGACTGTAATTCAGCTCGTTCAGAAGTCCATGATTGTTCTTGGTCTTTTAACTCCTTAACCTTGGCTTCTAATTCTTTTTTTTCTTTAACAAGACGTTTAATGCGTTTTTCTGCACGCTTGCCAAATACCTTTTTATCTTTAGATTCATCTTCCTCTTCAGATTTTTCCACTTCGTCTTCTTCTTCGTCATCAACTGACTCAGATTCTTCTTCTACGGTTTCTTCGGATTCTACTGGAGCCTCGGTATCTTTAGGCTCTTCAGGCTTTTCTGTGCCTTCAGATTCTTCTGATGGAAGTTCTACAACTATCTCTTCTTCTTCTAGTTGCTCTTCCTGTTTTTCTTCGTCTATCATTAGACCTCCTTCGGTTGCGACCCGCGTTTATCGCTTAAATACTATTGTATACTAGATACAGACTTATTGCAAGTCTATTTATGTGTTATTTTATCAGGATTTGGTACTACTGCAAGAACTTCATCATCATTTATCATTGCGTATTCTTCACCTTCATATCTAAATTTTAAGCCAATATACTTACCTGTAAGAACCCAATCTCCAATTTTACACCATTTTGTTTCTTTATCATGGTAACATTCGTCTCCCATAGAAACAACTTGTGATACAACACATGCATGTTTAGCTATATCTTTAGTATCATCTGTTAATATAATACCACCTTTAGTTTTTTCTTGTATTTCTCTAGATTTTATTAATAATCTAAACCCTGAAGGTTTTGGTAGTTCAATTTTCGTCATCTATAATCTCCTGTTTATACAACTTTTTAAACTCATCTTTTACTCTAGCTTGCATATCTTCTAAAGTATGAGCAATGCCTAACATATATTTATATGAGGCAAAATCGTCTGCACCAGCTCCAGCTATTTGGTCTTTATTAGCTGATATAGCTTCATCTAGTGCTATTAGTAATCTATCTTTAAACACACTTGCGTCCATTTTATCTCCTGTTCAAGTTAAAGGGGGGCCTGAATGCTACTACTTTATAGCGATTGTTTTAGGCTTTTTAGCCTCGGGAACAATCTTTTCAATCTCAACAGAAAGAAGACCGTTTTCAAGAGTGGCATTGTTTACCACCAAATCGTCTGCAAGTGCAAACGTTCTTTTAAATGCTCTTTGAGAGATTCCTTTATGTACCATCTTCTCATCATCTTTACCTTCTTTCTTAATAGATTTTATTGTTAAAGTATTATCCCCATACTTCACATCAATATCTTCTTTACCAAAACCAGCAACTGCCAAATCAATGACATATTGTAGTTCATCTATTTTTCTAATATTGTATGGTGGGTAATTTGGAATAGCTGTATCTATTTCTAACAGTCTATCCATAATTGTATCGAAACCAACCGTAAACGGTCTGTAGGGTTCCCAATCTAATAATGTCTTCATCATAATATAACCTTTCTTAAGCGTTATTGTTTTGACCCCATTATGGCGGTCAAAATTATTATATCATGTTATTTATTTTTGTTCAAGGAAGTTGTAAAAATAATTTGTATCATCCCCAGCTGTCCATTTACTAACTGATTCTACAGCATACTCTTTAGTCGATACTTTAAAATCAGGTTGTTTTGGTTCTGATGGTGTTAGTGATTTATCATAGAACAATGTACGGTTATTTGGTTGTGCTGCAAAGTGACCATTGTCTAATTCTAGTATGTTAAATGATTTATGTTCTGCTGGAACTTGTGAATAATTTATATTTGGTAAATTATGATCGGGATGACAACTGTCTATTGTAAATAAATATTCTCCTTCATACCATTTCTTTGATGGTGACAAGTATCTTGCTTTTGGTGGTACCGTTGTTTTTTCTATTACTGTAATGTGATAACTAAATGCATCCCACAGTTCTAATTCTTCTAAAGAAATATCATCTTTAATATTAGGGGAAGTAACAAAAGCACTGATAGGGAGCTTATCATAAANAGCAGCATATTCAGGCAGATACGTTTCAAAGTAGAGCGCTCTACCTTGGATAGATTTACAGCTAACCCAAACACCTTCTACAAATTCTCCATGACCTTTTTCATGGTCATATAAATATTGTTTTTTAACATAAACTTTTATAGGTGGTACATTCGCTACTAAGAACGACATTAAGCCTTTCCAGCATTTTTATTACGTTTGAATGACCTATTATTTGATTTATTTTTTGTTACTAAATTATTTTTAGAATTGTTCATAGGGTTGCCATCTTTATGGTCTACATCTTTACCCTTAACACCTTTTATTCTGTTAGCTTTATTACGTGATGAACGTTTTTTTCTTTGTTCAGGTTTGCTATGGTAATTATCGTATTCTTTACGGTAGTTACGCATTATTTCTTTTTCTTATTGTTTGCAACAAACTTACGAGCTGCTTCTACTGAACCAAAACCCCATTTCTTAAGTGCAAGTGCCTTACGGGTTGGGCGACCCTTCTCATCTTTCATAGGGCCTTTCATGCCTGCAAATCTTGCAGCAAATGAAACTCTTCTAGGATTCTTACCTTTAGGAACAGGNGCTTTTANATTAGCNCCTTCTGTTNTTTTGAAATGTNCTTTCTNCCNGCNGCAGTTAAACCACCTGTTTTACTTTTATGTTCTTTTCTCATGTTCTATACTTCCTTACTTTCTTTGCAACGGACTTCGGTTGTTTCACATGCTGTTTGCCCTTTTTTGTTCCTTTTCGCTTTGCTCTTGTCGTGGCCGCATACTCCGCAGACGTTAGACTGTCTATCGCTTTCTTGGGGAGGTATCTTTCCCCAGTAACGCTTGATTTCTTGCCAGACTTCGTTTGCCATTTTTGTTTACCCCACGACTTGAGACTTTGTTGACTTTTTGCTAATGCCATTACACAATAGCAATTATAATAATAACAGCGACTGCAATCACTATCATACCAATTTTATGGTCTGACCAGTAATGCATGATTTTATCTTTTATGTTACTTATCATGATTTGTATCCTCCTCCAGCTTTTTTATACGCTTTAGCCAATGCTTGTGCTTTACGAGCACTCCACTGACCTGCAGCAGTTCCATGAGATGCTTGACTCTTAATACGATTAAAAATCTTTTTTCTCATACCAGGCTTAGTATAATTACCAGCCTTATTTACTGTACTTTTTGACTTTTTTGTTGCCATTTTTAACTACCCCCTGTAAAGCTCTTGCTTGTTTAGCATGCGATTTCGATGCTTTCTTTAAACCTTTAATTACTTTCTTAACTGTTCTAATTTTTTGTTTCATTTCTTTTTATTTTTTCTGGCATTAACTCCACTAGAAACTACTGTTCCTGTAGCTGTGCCTTTGCCTAAATCTTTGACAGGTTGTAAATTCTTTTTAACTTTCTTTTTAGTTGCTTTCTTGGCAGGTTCTAAAATAAGTTTTTTAGCATCTTTCATTTTAATTCTGTTAAATACACTTTTTGCAGCTTTTTTTCCTGCAGGAGTTTTGAGTGCTATTCTTCCTCCTAATTTTAATAAACTAAAAAATCCCATTATTGTCTTCCTATAGTTGTGCTTATAATGCTGTCAACATTAGATGTTAATTTTTCTGCTGAGTCCATTGCCATTTGTGCTTCTTTTAATTTACGGTCTTCATCTTTATTCTCATCATCAATCATTATTTTAGATTCTTGTAAATCCATTTTATCTTGATGCATTTTCATTTCGTCCATTAATTTTTTAGCACGCAATGCTAAGTCTTGTTTTTGAATTTCTAATTGTTCTTGTGATGAATCTTTCTTTTCACCATTCATAATTTTAGTTTTTTCTTCATCTAATTGCAAAACTTTATCAGATGCATCTGCTGCCATCAATGCAATTTGATTTTCCATTTCAGGTGGAAGTTGTTGCCCAGACATAATCATTTGTTGTGCTCTTGGGTCTTGTACCATTTGTGCCATTTGTTGTTGATACTTCATAGCTAAGTGATCTTGCATATGTGATATAAGAAGTTGTTGAACTGCAGGACTTTCGTAAGATGGGTTCTGCATAAATGTTCCGTGTGCAATTATATGTGCATCGTGATTTTGTTCTGGCTTTGCCTGAAGAGGTGCCCCCTTAAGCGCTGCCATGTTTTCAGATATAGGGTCTGCACTAATTGGTTGTTGTTGTTGTTTTAAATAACGTTGTGGTTCATCAACTCCCATTGCAGAAAATAATTCCATACCAATTTGTTCCATGTTATAGGCTGCAGGATTTTGTTGTGCTATTGACATAATAGCATTTATCTTTGCAATCCTATGTGCTTCTGTAGGCATGTTGGGGTCTGATACAGGAATTACATCTATACTTTTTAAATTAAAATCTTTTTTAAATACTTGCTGTGCACCACCTGCGACTTCATATGGATATAAATCGGGAAGATATTCATAATCTAGACGTGTAAGTATTCGCAGGTCTTTTGTTTGCGCGGCATGTAACCGCTTGTGCACAGCGCTGAACAGCTTTGAAGACTGTTCTAGCAGAGCCATAGTCGTTCCGACTGGCCCATAGTTTGTTGCATTTTCTACTACGTTATCTGTAGAATCTGCAAATTGCGATGCGAGTTTAGAAGCATAATCCATTAAATTAAATAATGTAGATGATGGTTCTTTAAAAGGAAGTATCTGTAATGATTTTCCTAAGTCACCCGCTGGAGCATTTACCTCTCTAAATTCACCTGGTGCAATTGGCTCATCAGGGGCAAGCACACGTAAACCGTGCGCCTTGAAACCCCCTGGTAAGTTCGCAAAGGTTCCTGCATCAATTAATTGACGCATAGAGGAAGTAGCTGTTTTAGTTAATCCACCAATAAGATGAATATAACCATATCCGTAAAATCCTAATCCAGGAATCATTGTATAATGTGTAAAATACATTTTCTTTTTACGCATCATATCTTCTTCATCATAGTTTCTTCTGATAGCAAGTACATCACCATCTTCAGTCATATGAACAATATAAGGTAATTTGATTCCGTCTTGATCTTCAAATCCTGGTAAATCTATATTAACATGCATTTCTAAAATATTTGCGTAATCATCATTCTCACCAGGTTTACTTGAACCAACAGTTTCATCTGATAATTCATCAGCTGATGTTTGTTCTATAGTATAATCTACATCAACATCCATATCTCTAAAGACACCTGCTAATTGCATTTTCTTTATTTCATTTTTAGATATTAAATATTTGTGAGTATAACGTTCTGCTGTTTCTAAATCAGATGCGTAATAGTCTACATAAAAATCTTGTGCTTTTATAAATTCTGTAACTGGTCTTTGTAAGGCTGGATTAAAATAAGTTTTTTTAAATGATGTACCATATAATGCTACATGAAATAACATCTTATCTAATTCAGGCCCATACTCAGGCATTTGAGTTTGCGTTTGCCAATTTAAAAATTGACGTACACGATTTGATTGATCTAATTTTTCTTGTGTTTGGGTGCCCATGATTCTTGTACGAACGGGCCCTTCTGTTGGAAATAATTCTTTATATGCTTTTGCTTGAAACTTTACAACTGCTTGAGCTAATAC